ATTAATTCGTTATAAAAAGGTAGGCGGGTAAAAACATTTTGGGTCTCCCTAAAATAATTTTGGCTGCGCGCTTGTTGATTTAACGCTGTTGCCTACCTCTATTTTTCCAACTGTAGCTATGTTCTTCCTTGTTGTGACATTCGTAACATATTGACTCTAAGTTATTTAAATCAAGTCTATGTTTCCATCCATTTGGACTTCGTAATTCGATTATGTGGTGAACCATGTCAGCGTTGGTGTACTTGCCTTGTGCCAAGCATACCTCGCATAGTGGTTGCTCCATTAGCTTGGCTTTACGTGCGTTCCTCCATTGGGTTGAATGATAGAAGGTACTGTACTTCTTGTTGTCCTCGTTGTATCTTACATGCTTATTGTATTGGTTATTGTTATACCCTTGATGTGCGTCACAGTAGCGCTCAGGTAGCGTTACATATCTGCGACATGAGGCCACTGCACACTTACGTTGTGGCATTGCATTACTCCTTCCTTCTATTGTATATAAGAAAAGACTACTATTATTTAGTAGTCTTCTTTGTTTTAATGACAACCTTGTCTGTTGGTTGTTCTACCTTGATTGATTCAGATAGCTTTGCTGGTTGATGTTTGGCACAGTATTGTGCTGGTAGCTTAACTGTTTCATTACAGCCTTGTTGATTGCAGTACATATATGGCATTATACTCCCACCTCCTTTAGTTTATGATTGATGTCATATAACTCATTCATTACTCTAGCATATGCTTCAGCGTGTTGCATATATTGAGCGTCATACATTGGGAGACCAGCTTGTAACTCGTCACGTCTGGCAACCAAGCGAGCAATCTCTGTTAGTGTTGGCTCTACTGGCTGAGTGATTGGTTCTTCCATGTGTATTCCTCCTAGAAGTTATAGTCTTGTTTCTTACGTACAATCAGGTCATGATTCTTTACTATCTCAATAGCTTCTTCAAGTGTTGGTTCTTTAGTCTTAGTTGATACGTTTTGTATTTTACTTTCTAACTCACGATACTCAGCTAATAATTCTGTTTTGTTTAGTGATAATAATTGTTTATCTGTTTTCATACTATAAACTCTCCAATATATTAGTAATATATTCTTTTGCTTCTTCAATATCATTAGTCGTTAAACCTTGAACAGTGTTATCACCAAAGTCCTCTAATATTGAGTAGTGATTAGTTTTAAGATCTAGAGTGATTTCAATAGTTTTCATTTGCGATTACCTCCTAATAATAACCAGCTCCACACGATAACCATTTGTGCAATTGCAAAGCCCCACTCACCTTGCTGAAATAATTGATACGGTAACTTCATACCTAAATACACAGCAATATACCCATAACCAATGGTAATCATTACAAGTAGTAAAATACTAATTGCAAGTGTTAATAGATCAATTATATTATCTTTCATTATATCTCCTCCTTGTTTCTATTATATCATAGATAAGGGATATTGTGTTGGTTGAGTAAACCAGTTTGGTACACAAAATTGGTACTTGGGACACAAAAGGTACACAAAAAAGTACCGTTTTGAAATCGCTGTGTCCTTACTCTCACAAGGGATACAGCGTTTGGGACACAAAATACATAAAATATATCAACATTATCTAAAAAATATATTGGTATATACCACTGTAGAATATGACACTGGTCACGTGTAAATATTTTTTTTAGATTAATGTTTGCGATTTTTGCGTATATAACGGTACTTTTTTGAGAAATGCACCTCAAAACATTAGTTTATAAGCATTTCGTTGGGACACAAATAACAAAACCAACTGGTACTTTTTATGTACCAGGTACCATTTTTTGTGTACCAGGTACCATTTTTGTATCCCAACCATAATTTTTAATCTTTTTTATTGACAACTGGTTTCTTTCTATGCTACACTTCACTCATGAATAAAAGGAGATGTTAAATATGAAAATTACCTTTAATAATTTAGACGCAGAAATAATCAAGCAAATGAAAGAGTATCTCGCAGAACGTTACAAAATAGAATTGACAGATGAGTGGGATGATTACGTCACTTCTAAGCAATTACGACAACATTGTTTTGTAAACCATATTGATTATAGCAAACTAAAAGACACATGCAACTTACAAGCTACCACGATTAAACGAAATAATATTAAGTATAGAGGATTCCGTGGTATAAAGCTAGTTGACAACTCACCACTGGAAAAGTAATCAAACTAGTTACAAAAGTACCCTTGCCAGAACCTGGTTAAGTGTGCTATACTACAGCTATACTAACGAGGAGGAAATAAAATGAAAGATCTAACAGTGATAAACAATGAAATCAGAGAGTCACGTGAACAAGATGATATTCGCTTCAAAGAAGAACTGAAAAATAAAGGCATGTTATCAGTAGCATTCAACAAAACAAATGAGAGCCTCATGCCTGCGATTATTAAAAACGGAGAAAAATATCAAGTCAACCAAACCTTATTCTCACACAATTTCTTGAACATGTTTTCATTATACGCACACCCAAGCTTAGGCGGTCAATGGCTATATGATGAAGACACTGGTTTGTGGAATGACTTAGATTTGCCAAAAGATGAGTATGCACGTGGTATATACCAACAACTAATCAAACCATTGTTTTATGATGCTTTGATTCAATTAGATATAGACGGACAACTGGCTAAGAACCTACAGAAGGCAGCTGCTGAAATTGCTGACACAACAAAGGCGCAAGGTATCAACACAGGCTTAGGCTCATACAAAAATGATGGTTTGGTTCTGTTCAATGACGGTAGAGTATACGATTTTGACATGAAGGGCGTCCGCAAAGTAAAAAAGACAGACTACATGACCAAGCGATTTGATTATCCAATTATTGAAAACGAAGATGGTGGACTAATTAAAGAATGGCTTGATTTTGTACTAGAGGATTCAGCGCCTGCGTTTTATGAGTATATTGGGAGTGGCTTCATTCAAAGACCTATCTATAATGTATTCGCCTTTGCGGTTAATGGGTTAGTAGACGAAAACACCGCTTCCAACGGTGGAAATGGTAAATCTGAAGTACTTGGTTTCCTACAAAACTATGTGTTTGGGATTGAGAATACCAGCTCATTACCATTACAAGATTTAATCCAAGCAGATGATAAAAAAATCATTAACTTATACCAAAAATTCTTAAATATTGACGCTGAAACACCTGAAACGTTTATCAATGATACGAGTAAGCTAAAAGGGTTAACAGGTACAGGAGCGCGAACAGTTGATCGTAAATATAAAACTTCTATCACAATGGAAAACAGAGCCAAACTATTGTTTGCTACTAACTCAGTACCACAATTTAGAGATGACAGCTCTGCAATGGAACGACGTTTAATGATTATTCCATTCAATCGTGACTTCAAAGGCAAAGACGCAGAAGAAGGGCGTAAATACTATAAAAAGGAATTGCGCAAACAACGTGAAAGCGCGGAAGAACTAGGCAAATTTGCATACTATTGTTTGAAACGCTTTGAAGAGTTATACGATAAAAAAGGTGCTAGCGCAAATAACCCATTCTCAATGAGTGATACGGCGTTACGCTTGCGTGACAAAACAATTTCTGAAAACAACCCTGCGTTATACTTTATTAATGAATGTCCATATCTTGAGCTGACTAACAATGATGAAGACATGGTGCATCAAGGACTATTGTATGCAATGTATAAAGCAAGCAACAAAGAGGATATGAAGAAACTGGTTTCAAAACAAGTCTTCAAAAAATACATGGCTGCTCATATTAAGAACGGAGATAAGTCAGTTAAGAATACGAAGGAGCGTAACTTAGGAGCCGCACATGCAAGAGTGTATACAGGTGTAAAACTAGTTAAGCCACCATATGAAGATATTGAGAACGAAATTTATTTAGAGCCAATCATGAAGCATTATGCGAACTCAGACGCTGTAAATGTGTTAGACATTTTACCAATAGGAGGAGAATAATAATGAAAAAATATTTAATTTACACCTTAAACGATACAGAACCATTCGTGGTGGAAACGGAGAAAGATTTGATCAAGGACTTTTGTTATGCGTGGAATGCTGGAGAACCATTATATGTGGAACACAAAAAAGAGTTACTTGGTATGGGAACATATAACTATTCAGTCATGATGAATGTGAACAACATTGTCTCAGTCACTACATCAGAAAAAGAGTAATATTTTTAAAAGAAAGTTTAGCCAAGTGGTTGACTTTCTTTTTTTATCATGCTATACTTAGTTCATAAGTTAAGAGGAGGAATTAACAATGACAAACACAGTATCAGTTTTAATCAAATCAAACAAGAAAGAAACTCAATACAGATATGGTAAAGAACTGATTAATATTGATCGTAGAATATTACAGCAAATTAAGGACACAACAAGTCAAATTTTCATAGCCAGCGAACCTCAACAGTTGGTTAAAGAAGTTAGTGAGTTTAGAGAAGGGCTAACCTATTCTCATACAGAAACGGCTAAAATTAACCCTCAATTTATTTGGTACGTTGATGATATGCCAAATATGAGAAATCATGGCAATATTTTCAATTAAAACAGTTGACACTGGTTTGTACTCATGCTATACTTAGTTCATAAGTTAAGAGGAGGAATTAACAATGACACACGAAAACTACAACGAACTACAAAAGAAAATGGACCAACTTTACAGCGATTTTATTGATCTAGGGACTGACACTGAAACAGCAGGCGAAGATATGAGCAAAGTTTCAGAATGGGTAGACAATAATATTCAATCACTCATCAAATGGGCAAAAGATCATGACGCTGAAGAAGAGGTTCTAGCTGAGTTACAAGCTGACTATAATAAATTAAAGGAAATGTTAGAATGTTAAGTAAATACTACCCAGAAATCATGAAAATACAACTTAGAGAGTTCAAGCGACTCTCTAAGGCTCATGAGAAAGCAATAGAGCGACTTATGAAAATGAACGAACCAGACAATATGCAGAGTCACACCACACAACGTTACTGGCAGACACACAACAAAATAGAACAATGTGAGAAAGAAATGCGCACCATAATTGAAGAGCTAAACGAATTGGAAAAGCGCTTTCATTGGTTAGATAATTTACACCAAGAGCGCTTTCATTTTCTAACAAAAGACGAAGAGTTATTTAAGAAAATCACTGGTTTGATGGATATTTACAAATAGGAGGAATAGAAATGATTGGATACATTATATTATTAATTGGGTGGTCACTACTGATAGTATGTTTAGGTCTAAGCCTATCAGGTAAAAATGGTGAGAATAGAATAGAAAAACTGGAACGAAGTAGAGACTTTCATAAAGCTCAGACGGAACGTTTTGTGGAATACTCTAGAACAATTGTTGAAGAAAACAAAAACTTAAAAGAACGCAACTATCAACTAATCAACGAAAACAAAAGGTTGAAAAAAGAACTTGACAAACAAGGACATGTGATTTACAATTATTATATAAACAAATAGGAGGAAAAAGAATGACGTTCTTAATCAAACTAGTAGTATGGGTCGCAATAGTAATGATTTTAGAATTTACAGCAGTATTCGCCTTCAAATTAGGTGATAAACTACAGAATGAACGTATGAAGAGAATAAAAGAACTGAACAAACGTTTGGTTGAACAGATGAAACGTTATGAGAATGACTATCACTCAATTTATGAAAACATGGTGCGTGTGAATACAATTAATAGAGAGTTAAAACTAGAAAACGAAGAATTGAAAAAACAACTTGACAAGCAAGAAAATGTGACTTACAATTATTATATAAACAAATAGGAGGAAACAAAATGACTACATTTATTATTTTAGCAAAAAGAAACGCACAAACCATTCAATTAAGCTACTTAGCTGAAACAATGAGAGGAGCAATTGATGAGTTTCGCTTGACATATCCCAAAAAGAAGTATAAAATTATTGATTGTAAGGAAGCAACTAACTACAATAGATAGTTACAATTACACTAACAAACTGTACACTTAATAGTGTAATCATAACAGAGGAGGAAAATAAATGTTAAATGTACAAGAAGGACAAATATGCATTTGTGTAAAGTCAGATAGACCCTGGTTTACTACAGGAAAGGAGTATGAAGTAGTAAGCAACAATCATGGAGAACTGTGCTTCGTTGATGATGATGGTACTAGATTGTCAATTCATTATTTGAAATATCATGGCTGTCAATTTAAACGAAAAGAGACGCCTCCTGAGAAAAAGGGTAAAGACGCATTTAGCTTTACCAAATATGGGAAGGTGATGTTTTCAATGAACGATTTACCAGATGAAAAAGAAAAATCATTAGACCTAAATAAACTAACAATTTACCAACTACAAGAGTATATAGATTTACAACAATCTTTGGAGTTAGCAGAGAAAGATATTGCTGTGAAGTTAGCAAAGAAAGAATTAGCAGAGTACGAATTGGATAAATTTATTGAAAGGATGACAAAATAATGTTTAAAGTATTAGTGACAAAATACAATGCTGGAGAAGGTATAGAAGCAACTGAATTTAATTACATTGATAAATATTACTTTGAAGATGACTATTTAATTTTATATGATAATACCAATAAAGTAAAAACCCATATTCAAAAAGATCAAGTTTTAGAATTTGAGGTGCACTATGAATAAAATGAACGAACTAATCACGTTAACTAGAATTGATGAAACAACCGTATATGTAAACATTAATCACATTGCAGCATTCTATCACAACAAAGCTTGGGAATACACAATTGTCATACTGTCAGACGGTACTCAATTAGATATAAAAGACTCAGTAGAATCAATCGCTAAATATTTTTAGTTAAACGGTATAGTACAAACTTTACCCTTGACTTATTGTTGAGGGTATTGTAGTATATAAACATAGCGAGGGAGGAATTAAAATGAACAAATTATATATAGAAAGAATGCAATCAGCAATCCCTTTCATGCCACCGCATTTATATGACAGTCCTGAAGGTAGATTACGATTAGCTAGAGAAATAGGTGGGTCATTAGCAGATAGTGAACCAGAGAGCGCTAAATATCAAATGAGCATAAGTTATGATATACTCCTCAAAGCTACGGGTTTAAAACCTATTATTGACAAAAAAACATGGGATAAAGAAGTACTGCAAGGTTACAATAAAGAACTAGATAGACGTATACAGTATAGAAAATAAATTGATAATATTTAGGGAGGAAACAAAATGACATTCATGATGATGGGATTATTATTTATTGGAGCAGTAATTTACGGAGCTGGAGTGCTTATTCAATGGTTAGAAGAAGGAGGATATTAAGATGATCAAAATCAATTACAGAAAAGAACTAAGAACAGAAAATAATGAGCAAGTGTGTGTTTCAACGCATCATAATACTATTTGTCTTACATTAATAGATTATGAAGATTGTGCCAGTGTACATCTAACTCTGAAAGAGGCACAGCGCGTAAAGCGCTACTTAGAGGATGCTATTACAACTAACATTATAAACTTGGAGGAAGAGTAATGAAAGAATCACAATTTTCAAAAGAAGTAACACAGTATCTAGAGAGTAAAGGTGCAATAGTTAATAACCAAACAGGTAGTATGTTTTCTAAAGTTGGTGTATCTGATTTATTAGTATGCTACAAAGGTTACTTCATTGCGTTAGAATTGAAAGTGGGTAACTACCAGCCAGATCCTTTACAGATCAGTTACTTACAAAAAGTACGTGACGCAGGAGGATTTGGATTAATTTTACGTGACACACTTCAAGAACTCATGGTTTTACTATCTTGCATTGATAACAGTATTGAAAGACAATATAAACAACCAGAATTACCAGAAATTAAAGTGGAGGAGATTGAGTATGATTAAAGAGTATTGCCTTATTTATGAAGAAGAACAACGAGAAAAAGTATATGCTAGTAACCCAAGCTTTCAATATATTGAGACAACAGTTCATGAACTAACTATACCAGCAATGAATATTGTAGAAGCTATCAACTATGCAATTAATAATTTAAGAGTACCTTGTCAAGATATCAAGGAGGTTTTTGAAGTATGAGTTGGATCATGGAAGCAAAAATAGTAGATATGGAACAAGTATCAGTATATGCAGCAACTAAAGAATATATGCATTTCGTAAAAATAAGGTATAAATGGGAGGTTGTGTAATGGAAGAAATTTGGAAAGACGTTAAAGGGTATGAAGGACTTTATCAGGTAAGTAATTTGGGTAATTTTAGAAAAACAAATAAATGTAACGCAACTAAATTAGGATACTCAATAGGTAAAAACGGATATAAAAAAGTTTCTTTATCAAATGATAAAACTCGTCTTACTAAATATCTACATCGTCTAGTAGCAGAAACATTCATACCAAACCCAGAAAACAAACCAACAGTAGACCATGTAAATCGTGATAGGTTAGATAATAGAGTTGAAAATTTAAGATGGGCAACGTATAGTGAACAACGTAGTAATCAAACAAGCGGTGAAACAAGGATATACGCTACTGAAATAGCAACAGGTAATAAGACTATTTTTGAATCACAAAACGACTGTGCAAGAAAATTAGGTCTACCACAATCAAACATAAATAGATGTTTGAAGAATAGACGTAAGACATTAGGGGGCTACACTTTTGAATATGCAAAATAAAATAGGTAAAGTAGAACTTCTACCACATCAGGTTGAAGCTATTAAATTATCTGACAAAAAGAATTTTGATTTATCAAGTGCTGGAACTGGGAAAACATATTCAGCACTTGGCTCTTATTTGAAAAGTGGGTGCAGTAAATTGCTAGTGGTTTGTCTAGCTCCAAAAGTAGATGACTTTGCAGAAGATGGTCAATTGATGGGAATTACCATTACTCCTTTAAATAAAGGAACTGCTAAAAATAAACAATTATTGTCAGAATCAAAAAGGGTAGCAATCAGTTTTGAGAGTAGTTGGCGTTTAACGGAGTTGGCAAAATGGGTTGACAAAGATACTTATATTTTAATTGATGAAAGTCATAAAGTGTCAGTATCCAAATCAAAAGTGACTAAGTTCATGATGAATTTATGTAAAAAGACCACGCACGTTAGATTATTAACTGCAACCCCAATAGCAAACGGAAAACTAGAAAACTATTATAGTCAACTCCACATGTTAAACGTGTTCCGCAAGTCAAAAAAAGAATTTTATGACTTATTTGTAATTGAGCGCATGCAACAAATGGGCGCGGCTAGATTCATGCAGATAATTGGTTATCGTAACGAACACTTATTGAAGCAACTGATTGATGATGTAAGTGTTAGGTATGAACGTGATAAACCGTATATGCCACAAGATTTTTATTATAAGACCAAAAAGCCTGCATTTTATAATAAATTAAAGAAGGTTAGAATGTACAAAGACGACCTAGATAATATCATTGAGCTAGACAATAGTAGTAAATTATTTAATGCGCTACGTCAAGTATCACATGGTTTCCTTAAAGGTGTACACAAACAGGTGTCTAAAGAACCATTTGATCGTTTACAAGCAGTATTAGAAGAGTATAGTGGTGAAAGAATTGTCATATTTTATAATTACAACGCAGAGTTTTATATGATTTCAGATTTGTTAAATAAACTAAAAAGACCGTACAGTACGTACAATGGAAACAATAAAGATTTGAATAATTTCAAAGACTATGATAATGGAGTGGTTTTAGCCCAATATAAAAGTGCTAGTACAGGTATCAATAGCTTGAAAATAGCTAGTGTATGCGTATTTAATAGTATGCCATTAAGTTCTACAGACTATATTCAGGCAAAAGCTAGAGTTGATAGATTTGGACAGGAGCGTACACCTAACTTTATCCACATTATTCCAGATACACAAATTGAGAAAAAGATCTTTGAGACAGTGACAAATGGACAAGACTTTACAGAAAAAATGATTGAGGAGAGTGTAAAATGAAAAAGAAATATAAAGGATACTTCAAGAAACCAACAGGCACGCTACCTGACGTTAAATTTAAAAAGCAAAAGCAAGTGATTATGTCATTCATCTTCACAGAGAAGCCACGTATAGGACTGTGGGTAAACACGTATCTAAAATATTTAAATAAATTGTAGATACTAGTTGACACCCCTTAATTGGGGTGTTATACTTTATTTATAAGTTAAGAGGAGGAATGACAATGAAACAATTAAGACTAAAGAAAAATGGTAAAGCACCACTAGTGGCTGGAGCGTTTGATGGAGAATCAGAAGAGTTGATCAAAAAATGGATTGAAGAAGGTGGCAACGTTGGCACGCTCACCGGTTCAGCAAGCGGTATTGCAGTAATTGATATTGACAATCATAACGGAGTGGATGGTCTTGGTAACTTAAAAGAGTTCTTGGAAATGTATGACATCACTTTACCAAAAACCAAAGTGGTAAAAACACCTAGTAATGGCTATCATTATTATTTCAAATTAGATGAGAAATACAATGAAACGCAATTTCTTCAAAATCATTCTCAGCTTGAAGGTGTTGATTTTCAGACTCATGGGCGTTACGTAGTGGCACCACCTAGTCAAATTGATGGTAACTATTATGAAGTAGTACGTGATGTAGAACTGGCAGAACTACCTGAGAAATGGTTAGAAATGTTTACAGATAAAACGATTACCAAGAAAAATAAAAAAAGAGAGAGAAAGTTTACAGCTAATTTACTAGGTGATATAATTGCAGGTAGTGGTGAAGGTTCAAGGAATATATTTTTAACCTCAATTATTGGTAAATTATTTGCAACTGGACTTGAACACGAGGAAGTAAGAGTGTGGAGTCTGTACGTTAACCAGATTGGCTGTAATCCACCATTATCAGAAGAGGAGGTATTAAGAACATATGAATCAGTTAGAAAGCGTGAACTGCGAAGAATGGCGGACGTTTAAATATAAGGAGGACAACTGATGGAGAAGCAATTATTTAGCACAGAGTTTACAAATGGATACTGTGTGACAGTAGTCAGCCAAGCACGATTTGAGTTAAAATATTATGTAGAGATTTTTCATGTTAATGAACCACAAGATACTCATAGAGTTGAGTTTCATACAGCGCGCGAGGTTTTTGGATATTTATCAGATATTCAAAACTATAAACAAAAAGACTAGCCAATTGGCTAGTCTTAACGAGAGGAGGGAGGAGGAATCCCTATAATTTATTATAGCATAAAATAAAAGTTTTGTGTTGACAAGTAAGATACTATATGATATTATAAATATATAAACAAAGAGAGGATTTGATAGAATGTTTAAAGTTGGAGATAAAGTTAGAGTAATAGATTATAGTGATAAAACGTATATTGGATTAAAAGGGGTTATTACTATAATAGATTATGAACCCTACCCAATACTTGTAAATTTAGGACCTTTTGGAAATCACTCATTTAATGCACAACAGTTAACTCATGATGATAAGCCTAATGAGTCTGACGAATTAGAAAATATACTTGGTAAAATACTTAAAGATTCACATATTACTGGTAGTGTAATTGAATCTGAAGAACTACAAAATACAACACGTTACAAAACAAGTTCAGGCAAACAACTATTTGACGTATTAGAAGATGACTTACTAACTTATGAGGAGCTACGTGGTTTCTACAAAGCAAACATATACAAATATACACATAGATACAAACAAAAGAATGGAATTGAAGATTTAAAGAAAGTGAAAGTGTATGTAGACCAACTAATTAAATTGGAGGAAAAACAAGATGAGATTTGAACCATTAAATGAGCCTTACGATATGTACGCCATAACGGATGAAGGTCATGTGTTTCATTTAGACAAAGAAAGATACGAAACGGAACTAGTTGATCCAAAGAATGGAAAAATGTATGTAGTACTTGAAGGGTCACATACGAAGTCACGTAAATTCTATATTTCTCAATTAGTAGCAGACATGTTTGTTAAAAATGAACACAACTTAGGATATTTATATTTTAAAGATGGTAATGTACAAAACAGTCACCACACTAATATTGGTTATGCCATTAATCCAAAAGAAGGCGCAGAACGTGTGGAACGTCCTTTTAGAAAGAAAGTAGAGCCAAAACGTCATGCATTAATTGTAGCTATTGGAAAAGCGTGTGAGCAAAAAAACTGGAAAGAAGCAAATAGGCTTGGTAAAGAATTATGGCAATTAGAAGGAAATCGCTGGGAGGATAGAAATAAATGATTGAAGAAATTTGGAAAGATATTAAAGGGTACAATGAAAGAACAAAACAGTCATGGAACTAGATTAGAACGGTTTAGTAAATCTAACAGTAAGCCAATAATTGCAATTGATATTGCAAATGGTGAATATAATGAATATAATAGTGGTAAGGAGTGTGCTATACAATTAGGATTAAACCACGGTCACATATCTAGTGTACTAACAGGAAAACGAAGACAAACAGGAGGTTACGTGTTTAAATATTTAGATAAATCACTTGACACATAATATAATAAGTAGTATAATGATGTTACTAAGATAAAGGAGAAAATAAAATATGCTGGATTTTAAAATACATTATAGCGGCTCTAAGGGTAATTGTGCCGTAATTTCGAATACGGGGGGTGATTGGTCTATGATGGTTGATGCTGGTAAAAGCTTTAAGAGTATTGAACCTTATTTATATGATGTTCAATTCTTGCTTTACACTCACCGTCATTCTTGAATCTGACCACATTAATTGGACAGGATACAAGAAGGTTAAAGAAAATTTTCCAAATATCAAAATTCTTGGAAATAATGATGTGAATGAAAATCTAAAGAAAAGAAATTTACCACCACTAGATATTGTATTTTCAGATAACTTTCAATTTCAAATTGGAGATACTAAAATTACAACCATTCAAAACTACCACGGAGAAGGAGAAGATTATGCGGAAACCCATGGGCTAATCATGGAGACACCTAAGCAGAATTTAATATTTGCAACTGATTTAAGCACTTTGGTAGATTATGAAACTTATCTATTGACAAATAACTTAAAGCTTGATATTATTCTTTTAGAGGCTAATTACGATCCAAAAGTAATTGAGTTCTATGAATCAACTAAGGCACATACCGGGTTCAATATATTCGCCAATGGCAGCTACAGACATTTAAGTACAACAGACAGAGAAATTTTTGTTGATAAATTTGGTAAGTCTGATACAATAGATGTAGAGCTACACCAATCAGAAACCTATCGCACGTTTGATGGATTAATTAAAAAATCAAAAGGAAAAATAACTCAAAGAGATATTGACAACTGGTTAGTAAGATGATACAATTAAAACATAAAGAAAAAGGAGGAACACAAAAATGCTTGAAATTTATTTAGGATTAAAATTAGCCAGCCTGGTACTGTACTTAATATTCGTAATTGGAGGTATATCCTTAATTGGAATACTATCACTTGTAGGCTATATTAGACATAAAAAAGAAAAAGAGTTGACAAACGAAACTACAGATGATAAACTAAACAAGTAAGATAAATAAAGGAGGAAATAAAATGAAATATCAATATGGAGATTTAGTTAGATTCACAAACAATTATGGAATGCACGCAGCACAAGGTGATGAGGGCACTGTACAACACGTAGACAAGTTCGGAAACATTCTTGTCTTAGTTGAATCAGGAGAGTTCGCAGCACGCTTTGAGGAAGTACGTGAAGAAGATATTGAACTGATTGATAAATTGAGTGATGAAGATTTAGAGCTATTGAAGGAGGAGTTATAGCGTGAACTATAAAACACTTTTAAAATTAGACTACGGATACACTGAAAACCAGTTATTTGATTTAATTGAAAAATACAAATGGCTATTCAAAGTAAATTATACGATTGATGAAATATTTGCTGTGGAATATAAACGTCTTAAACTAAAGGATGAAGAGAATGACATTTGAACTATCAATACAAGCTACAGGTAAACATGAAATACAGTTCATTGGTTACGAAAAAACACTTGAAGACGTAAGGAGGTTAGCTGAACGAATGAAAGAGCAAGAAGTGAATGAGGAAAACATTATAGAGAATAAAAAACTTCTTGCTGAAATTCGTAAAGAAATTAAAAAGTTAGATTCAGAACGATTAGCGGTTAAGCGTGAAATAATGACCCCTTATGATGAGCTGAACGAGAAAATAAAACTATTGAAAGAGGTACTTGGTGAAGGTGAGGGTCATATTAATGCTCAAATTAAAGAGATTACGGCACGTGAGCAAGAACAACGTAAGTTACAAATCAAAGAACTGTTTAAGAAATATCAGAAGTCGTATAACGCTCCACAATGGCTTACTTTTGATAAGTTTTTAGCAAAGAACCCAACGCTTATAACCAACAAGGCTACGAGTGCCAAAAAGATACGTGAAGCAGTGGTTTCCTATTTTGATACCTTTAAGAACGATTATGAACAATTAAAACAAACCTACCCTGAAAAAGACGATCGTTCAGCTATTTTAATTGCCTACTCTAAAAACGGCTTTAATATGCAAGAAGCTATCATTGACTATGCGAACATGATTGCTGAGAAAGAACGTCTTGAAAAGGAACAGGCTAGAGTGAAGGAAACAAAAGTGCCTGACATTGTCATCATTACTGGAAACGAGCAAAAACAGGAGGCTCCTAAACCAGTTGAATATGTGACAATTAAGGTTAAGAAAGAAGACTTGAAGAAGCTTAAAATTGAGTATGAGGTGGTAAAATGAACAACGCAGTATTAGAAGAACTAGTTGAGAGTAAAGAGGAAGAACTAGTTATGTTTGAACAGAAGTTATTAACGAATAATTCAGATTTAAAAAGTGAAGACCTTACAAGCTATGTACGAAACAATATAATTATAGTTCTATCAAATATGACAATTAGCAATGTGCCTAGCGAACAGTTATTAAACCATGTATTATCAAATACACCACACAAGTAAGGGAATATATGTTATAATAGATTTTGTAAGAGAGAAAATAAAACAAATTAATTGGAGGAATTAAAATGTCAGAATTGAAAAAAGTAATTATTGTTAGCGCAGAGGAAGATGATATTAGTGTAAAATTACAGGTAGCCAGAGAAGATTATAGCGCTATCTATGAAGCAGCAGTATTTAAACAAACGTATGATAAAGAGTCTAAAACATGGAAAGACTTTACAGATGAAGATACAAAAGGTAAAGAAAGATTAGCTAAAGCATTAGAAATTTTAGGAGGATCATTTGAAAACCTTGAAGATAAAGAGTTAGAAATGTATGTGGATGAAGAAACGGGTAAAGCATACTTTGAAGAAGGAACATCATTCAAAAAGATTGAGAAACCACTGGTTTCACTGAAACGGTTGAAGCAAGTTCCAATTGTTGAAATTAAAGACAGCGCAAAAGGACGTGCTGTAGTGGTAGAACATGAGGGCAAGTATTATTCATTCAACTTCAACTCTGGTGTATATATTGAGAAATTAAACAAATTTATTCCTAACCAAGCTAAACTCGCAAAAGCAAAAGCACGTTTCAATGAATTATTTGAAGACGTAAATGTAACATGGGAAACAGCAGACATGGCGATTGGAATGGTTGTGGACTGTACTGTAAACAAAAACAAGTTAGACCCTAAATCTCCATTTGGCTGGTTGGAGGCACAGGCACTTGACCCAGACGACCAGAAAGAAGCAGTAACAGAAGAGGAATTACCGTTCTAAAATAAATGTGAAAGAAGTTGACCTAAATGGTTGACTTCTTTTTTTATCCATGTTAAAATTAACTTGTAAGATAAAGAGGAGGAAATTAAAATGAATCTTGGAAACGTGGTAGAGTTAAAACGAGATAACCTAAACGGACTAGGCAATAAGGGTGATAAAGGAGTGCTGTTATATAAGCTGTATGAACCAGTTGACGGCTGGGAGTACATGGTTAAGTTATACAGCGGTTCCACAGAAGGTTTCCTAGAAAAAGATTTAAAATTAGCAGTGAAAACAATTGACAAAGTGAACATGGCATGGTAAACTTAACTCATAAGATAAAGAGAGGAAGATTAAAATGACTAAGCAAAATACAGTATTAGAAACATTGAAGAAAATGAACACACCACAAGAGGAGGAAAAAGAAATGACTAACGATCAATTACAAAACGAAATTTTAAAGGAACAATTAACACAACTTAAAAGCATGAAAGAGAATTCTAATAAACCAAGTTTGACTGTTTATTTATTGCTAGCACTATTCTTAGGAGGAATTGGGGCTCATGATTTCTACGTTGGAAAACCAGTAAAAGGACTTATTAAACTAGTCTTCTGTTGGACAGGTATCCCTACAATAATTTCACTATTCAATATTATTGGCGCATTGATGAATAAATATGATTTCAAATAAGGAGGAAGATTAAAATGATGAAGCTACCCATAAGAGAAGTTCACAAACCTAATGAACAATTTCCATTTAAACTATACCATGCATTAGAGTTAGAAAATTTTACACTATATAGAGATAATAAATTTACTAAAGAAATGATAAATAACCGTCACGATATGAAAATGACTAAATACAATAATGCAGGGTATGGATATCAAATATTTTGCGGTCAGAAGAATGTTGGGTCAATATGGTTGTTAAATCAGGTAAATAGCAAGACAACTTATGTGAGAGTGTCACGTTATGAGAGTTATGCTCATGGTTATTTCATAGCTGTACTTTCTGAATTATCTGACATGTTGGAATCAAAAGGATACTCACTATTGTTAAAAACACAAATTGAATACGCTCAAAAGATTCTAAATAAGAACTTTATTAGCAAAGAGTCTAAGGCAAGTAAGAGTAAACGTGGTAAAAATGATAGGAGCAAGTCAATAAGCGCTGTGGATGGTATAACTTATTATATAGCATTAAAAAAACACACATATGATAAGTGGCATGATGATGGAGTAATTATAGATGCATAAAGGAGGAACTTTAAAATGATGTTAGTAGACAAACTGGTTTTAACAGTGAAAGATGAAGACGGTGTAATTATCAATAGACATTTTAATGAGGTGTATATAAAGATTGATCCAACTATGATGCTGATTGCCAACAAAAAGAAAACGATTGCCGTTTATAAGTTAGATGATGTATTATATATGCAAACCCAGGGCCATCCAAGACACTGGAGGTTGTTTGTATGATTGAATATTGGGTAGATGTAAAACAGTATGAAGACTACTACGAGTGTTCAAACCTTGGTAGAATTAGAAATAAAATTACAGGAAACATATTAAAAGGATGTATTAATAAAAAAGGATATGTAAGAATTAGTTTAACATATTATAAAACTAAGAAATTTGCTCACGTATTAATATTAGAATCATTTTACAAAAGACCGTTTAATAATGCTCAAGTCAATCATATAGATGAGGATAAAGCTAATAATAAATTGGATAATCTTGAGTGGGTTACAAATAAACAGAATATGAACCACGGAACTAGAATAGCACGTGTGACAGAACAAATAAAAAGCCTGTATTCTGTATTACAAACAATACAGAATACAAAAGCATTAAGGATGCAGGTAATCTACTAGGTATAAGCCCCTCTAGCATCTGCAATCAACTTCAAGGTAGATTAGGTTATCACTGTAAAGGATACAGGTTTGTAAGATTATGAGATACATTATTGAGAGGTTCATAGAGTTTATACGTTGTACTTGTGTACTAATAATAGATGTGATATACTATATTATATTCAAACGAGAGAGGAAGTAAATAGATGAAAAACATTGCAGAATTTCAAGGTGCTGAAAAACTAGCATCTAAACTGTTAGAAATATTTTCTGCATTAGCAGGTAATGGAAAAAGTTTTGACCCTATGATTGAAGGGGTTCACCAAGTTGTAGTGATTAAAGCTGAGGAACGTTTAAGTGCTAAAGGTAAAGAAATGAAAGAGATCAAAGTGCGTAGCACAACTGATGGGCGTGATGCTACTTTTTATATCATGAAGTTTCGTAAACAAGATTGGAAAACATGGGAAGATATTCAAGTAGGTCAGGAGTTAAATATCACTCTAAGATACAACAATGGTTTTCCCAACGTAACAATTAATCAAAACGGAGGGGTTGTTGATAACTTACCTGAGAAACCAAACGGAGCATTAACGAATCAAACTATTTACATTTATGATATTGAAGTATTTAAAAAAGACAATTTATTTGTTTTCAGAGATTACTTTACAAAAGAGTGGACCGTTATCCATAATGATTTAGATGCGTTACGCAAGTTCTATTTAGCGAATAGAGATTCGTTGTTTGTAGGTTATAACTCACACTCATATGACTCAAATGTAATGCGTGCCCACATGCAAGGTAAGAACCCGTATCACATATCTAAAGCAATCATTGAATCAGATGATAGAGGGTTAGTGTACAAGATGTTTGATACTAAGAAAACACCACTTTTTGGAATGGATTTGTATCAAGACAATAGAGGTTTTAGTTTGAAAGAGCATAGTGCTTTCATGGGTATTAATATCAAAGAAACTGAGGTAGATTTTGATTTAGATAGAGAACTAACTGAAGAAGAGCAAGTGTTGAATGAGTTGTATTGTAAAAATGATGTGTTAGCTACTGAGAAACGCTTTGAACAAAACATAGGTATGTTAGTAGCTAAAGCTGCAATTGCTCTATACTTTGATTTAGATAAAATGGCTCTATCAATGACAAACGCAAACCTAACAGCTGAACTATTAGGGGCTGAGAAAACACCTGATAGAGGTGATGAACTAGATAAGTATGAATTACCAGAAGGATTTAAAATTGAGTCAGAGACCATTCGTCAGGCATTTATGACAAATGAGTTTGAAGCGAACGAAAAAGGGCATGCAAGTATTTCATTAGATGTACCACGTAGAGACGTAACAGAGGTTTTAGGAGTAGGTGGCATACATGGTGCTAAGGAGTCATTTATTCATGTAGGTAACTTCCACGCACGTGATGTTGGATCATTGTACCCTAACACAATGGTGCTGTTTGACTACTTATCAAGAAACATTCCAGAAGATAAACGACATATCTACCAAATGTTATTAGATGAACGGATGGAAGCTAAGTATTCTAATAAAGAATTTACTGAAATTAAAGGCGTTCAGATTCCAACCAAGTTGCTAATTAATGGCTATAAACTACCTTTAAACACGAAATATGGTGCCATGGGCGCTGAATTTAATAAACTGTATGATCCACGTATGCGGTTATTAGTATGTATTACTGGACAGATGGCAATGTGGGATTTACTAGAAAAGATTGAAAACCATGCTACTATTATTCAATCAAACACAGACGCACACTACTATATTCCATTTAGTGAAGAAGATGAGAAAGCGATTGATGAGATTGCAAATGATTGGATGAAACGGACAGGGTACACCTTAGACGATGATCCGTTTAGAGAAATATATCAAGCCAATGTAAATAATTACTTGGCAGTTACATCAGATGGTAAGGTGAAGTTTAAAGGTGCTATTGGTTTAACAAATGGTTTGAAAGTATCTAAAGCAATTGTGTCAAATGCCTTCATTAACTATGTAGTTGCTGGTAAAGACTATAAAGAGTTTATCAATGAATGTGACGAACTACGTCAGTTCCAAATGATTACGAAAACTGGCTGGACTTTTGATGATACTGTGGTGCGTGATAGTAAAGGTAATGAACTTAAAGCACAAAAAGTAAATCGTACCTTTGCAATAAAAGACCCTGATAAAGCTGTTGAAATATTCAAGGTGAAACGAGGAGCTGTAATTGAAGAAGAAGGCACAACTATTGTTGGTGACGATTCTTATACTAAAGGCTTAGCTAACGCACCTGAGTATTACGCCATTGATAATGAGGCAATTGGTGAAGGATGGATAACTCTTGCTGACATTGATAAAGAATACTATATAAACCAGGTGGAAGATTTACTAGTAATGTGGTTTGGTACAAATTGGAAAGAAAGGATTGAGCAAGCACATGCCAAAAGAACTAAACTTGGATACACGACTCCTAGTGTCAGAAACTACATTGATTAAACACTTGACACCTCTTAACTGAGGTGTTATACTTAATTCATAAAGTAATAGGAGGAAAATAAAATGATTAAAATTTATACTAAAAACAACTGCATGCCTTGCAAAATGAGCAAGAACTGGTTTAAAGGCAAAGGGCACACCTTCACTGAGGTTAATGTAGATGAAAACCTAGAAGGATTAAATGAATTACTTACTATGAACCTAAGAACGCTACCAGTAGTGTTTAAAGATGGTGAGTTTGTGAGTATGGGATTTGCACCAAATAAATGGGAAGAATTTAAATAGGGAGGAAGAGTAGTGGTGAAGAATACACCTATTTCTATCAAAAAGCATGTCTCTCACGAGCATTCTAAGCGCTTTAAATAAATTAAACAAGGTGATTACCAATTTAACAACAAAAGAAAACCACTGGATTAACCAGTGGTTTTTTATTATAGACTCAAATAGATACTATCAATTCTCACGTCATTCACTGCGCCTTCACCATTAGATTTATTTGCTCTACGCAAAATCACGTCTACTTTTTTACCTTTGAACTGGTTCTTATTGACTGTTACGTCAAAACCAAGCTCTTGCCCACCTTGATAGCCATATGCTTTCTTAACATCTGGGCGTTTAATACCAGCAGACTGAACACGTGTCAGTTCTTTGTTTGTTCCATGTTGCATGAAGATAACATATGCATATCGTCCAATAGGACCTTGTGGTTTATCAGGAACTAACCAACCAGCCACACGAATCTGATCTTTACCATGACCATTAAAGTAGTCAAGTTTACCCCAAGCATTACCTTGATGTTTTGCTGGGCTTGCAGATACTGCCTTATCATGTTGGCTAGGTGTTGAAGGTGTTACGTTAGCACCACTTGGAGGTGTTTGTCCACCTGTAGATGGAGCTTTACCATCTGGTTTCAAACTAGGGTTATTGTAATACTTAAGAACGTTTTTAATCACATAATCTTTCATTGTGTTAGTTACATTAGCTGGCTGAGCCTGTGTTGAGTTGAAACCAGTATGAATGATTAACGAACGTTTAGGACATTGTGTGGCTGAAAACTCATGATGTAAACGTACTGTATTACGATTAACTGGTAAACCATAATATTTCAAATCTTGCGCAATTTGCCAAAAGGTATTTTCTTCAGCTTGCAAGAAGTCTTTCAATGGTGTTTGATCGTTACCACACACTTCATAGCCAATATAGTTTGTATTACCATCAGAGTTAGCTGTATGCCAAGCTGCATTGTAAGTATCCTCAGTACGCCAGATTGTATTCTTATCAATGTAATAATGAGCAAATCCAGCAGCTAACTGATTGTTGTTCATTGCTGCTAAACGATTGGCTTCTTGTTTAGCTGTTGAGTTGCCCCATGTATTGTGGAATACTACACCCTTCACTGCACCTGGTCTACGTCCTGCCACACCACGTGTGACTGTTTTATTGATGATTTCTACCATGTTATCACTCTCTTTCTTATTTCTTTGGTTCTGTATAGTTCAATGCTTTCTCACTATCTGTAATACCTTTAGTTGTTGGGTCTGGAATCATGTTTAATGCATTAATCACAGTTAAGCCTAATACATAAGGATTGCTCACTGCTCTAACTAATACATCTAATAATGTATCAAAGGATGTAATATCCTCAAATTTCAAACCAAAGTACGCTAGGATAGGTACTGCTAATGCGCCAATAAAACGCAAGATAAATGTTAGGTTGTCTTTGCTAAAGCGAACTTTCCAGTTTATTTTATTCATTCTACATCACCTCTATTTCATAAATAAGGATAAACCAATACTAACTAATGCTCCAATAACTGCGCCAACAGTTGTACGTGTTAGCCATGTATAGCTGTTTTTGAGGTCAGCTAATGCCTCTCTATTCTGCATGGACATGCTGTATGCCTTATCTGCTTTTTCAGATTGACGTTCTAAGCGACTACCATACTCTTTTAAGTCAGCTTTAATCTCAGGTATATCATCCAACTTTACCTCAATTCTTGCTAACTGTTCTTTCAATGACACAAACTCCTTATCGTTTAAGTTCATAGCAAAACACTCCTATTCATTTATCACCTCGTTTCCTAGGTCTGTAATCATTATAACATCTATATAAGCGAAATGGTGTGTCTCTCACGAGCATTCTAAGGCGTTTAAATTTTGATAGTTGGGTAGTTATGCGTTTAAAAGCAAATAAAGAACTCTCATTTAGAGAGTTCTTCTAGTTCGTTAATTCTTTTTTCTAAGTCTGTAATACGCTTATTAAGAACGCTAACTTCGTCACTAACCCATTCTCCTTTTAACCAATCAAATCTTGGATTAATTAGTGAAGAGGCTGGCTTTAATCTTGTGAATGGAGAACTAACTGGCAAGCTTTCTGGTACAATATAAACATTATAATATTTACCTTCTTCATTCATATTGTCTAAAGTTTCATAAATTTCAATCATTAATATCTCTCCTTTTTATTATGCTAAACCCCAAGCTTGATTAGTAAAATAAGTTACTGATCCTTGATAGCTCTCAGTACTTGTTGACCCTCCAGGTACTGATGGAATATAAATAAAGTTGAACGAAGGATCAGTATATAATGAAACAAATGAGCCACGATTACCCGTTGAAGTTAGATAGGTTGAGGAATCAAGATAACTATATGGTCTATACCCGTTAGGAATGTTTGATAATGTGACCCATCCGTTTGCGGTTAATCTGTCAAACTTAATAGCAGCTGTCACTATTTGTCCAAAACGTCTATACTCAATACGACCGTTAGCGTAGTTTTTTGTATTTGGGATTGTTATAATCCGTTGCTTAATACCACTCATGGACTCTAATAACTTAGCATCTAAAACGCCATTATAAGTACCAGTGCTATCACTTAAGTTCAATTGTAGTAATCCACCAGAAAGCTGCCCACTACTCTCACTCGTTTTAGTACCTTCTTCATTGTACAGTTTTTGCCTAACTTCCAGAGAGCCTCTGGTCAAGTAAGCTTCATTGTCTGCGAATAAATATAAGCGTTCGCCTGCTGTGTTAACTAGATAGTAAGATGCTACTTCTGATAAAGCACCGTTTGAAATAGATGTTTTACCATCACTCACAACATTAACGCCTGCAACAACATTATTGAAGGCGTTATTAAATTCAGAACCATTGATGGTGGATCCGTTGATTTTCCCACCTGTGATGGTTTTACCAATAATGGTTTCAGCGATTACAGAACTTTCAAAAGGTATTTCCGCCCATGCTCCACCTTTAGCTTCATAAACGCCAGTTACTTTACCAGAGACCACTTTATACCAAATATCACCTTCATTAAAGTCTGTTGGCTCTGTTTCACCAGTGAATAGTTGTCCATCTGCCCCATCTTCACCTTGTCTAGCTACTGTGTAGGACTCAGCTTTTTGACCATTAGTATAATTCAATGTGACACGTGTCCATAGGTATTGACCTCCGCTTATAGAAGGGATAGTACTAGTCCATCCAGTAGAGGGTGGTGTTGTTGAGTTAGTTGACTTATTATACTCAATTATTGTAGTAGAAATTCCTACACCATCATCACCGTCAGCTCCGTTTGTTCCGTTTTGTCCGTTGTTACCTTGTCTAGCTACTGAATAACCTTGTTCAGTCGTATTGTCTGTATACGTCCATGTGGTACGTGTCCATAGGTACTGACCTTCTGGAGTAACTGGTATTGTAGTAGACCAGCCGCTTGTAGGTCTGACTGTACCACTAGTATTGACTGCATATTCAATCAATGTGGTTTTAATGCCTACACCATCTTTTCCAGCTATACCCTCATTTCCTTTTGCGCCATCTTGTCCAATTCTAGCAACTGAGTAACCAGTTTCACTTGATGTGTCTGTGTAAGTCCAGACTGTTTTAGTCCATAGGTATTGACCTGCTGGAACAGTTGGGACTTCCGCTTTCCACCCTGTAGAAGGTGGTGTACTTGCATTAGTATGGCTAGCGTATGTGATAGTGGTTGATTTTAAACCAACACCATCTTTACCTGCAACACCATCCTTACCAGAGTCTCCTTTTGTGCGTTGCCACTCATATTTACTAGGGTCTGTTGAATCTATCATTTCAAAATCTGTATAGTAACCAGTATATGCTCTGTTGGTTGCATCAGTTGTACTAAAATCTACGCCACCATCTGAGCTATTAGAATAGGCAATGTGTACGTAACTGGTTTTCCCATCATCACCCTTTTCACCCTTCATTCCAACCTCTTCTGGGTCATAATTTGAAAGTAGGTATTCTGATTTAATTACTGCCATGTTTTCATCCTCCTTAATAGTTTAATGATACTTCATATTTAAATTGCGACTCGTTGCCAGATGTAACTGAGATTGCTCTACCAGTAGCTGTAAATGAATTGTCTAATACTCCAGCTGACGTGTACCTAGACCATGTGAAATCTGTAGACTCAAAAATGTTTGTTACATCTTTTCCAGCCCACTTTACTTTGGCACTAAGTGTGATTGTGGTGTTTCCATCTTGTGTTTTACCTCCAATAAACAACGGTGAAGAGGCTTCAATAAATATCTCATAAGGTATCTTAGAATTAATGTCATTTTTCAAATCATTTGCCCAGTCACGCATGATATCACTAATTCCACTTGGTACTTGAACAAAATCTCCCAATGTTAAAACTGTTTCTTTTGTTAAAAAATCATATTCAATTATTTGTACTCTACTATTTAAAAATAGTCGTTCGTTTTCATCTACAATGTATAATGTATCTCCAACATGTAAAGAAACTGGAACGTTGGCAGCATCTACAATATAATTAACGATAGGTGTAGAATACTTTTTAAGATCTGCGATAGCTGATTCTAATAATGTTTTTGTGTATTAGCAGTGTATGTTTTTAGTTGCAGATAATACCCATTGTTTGAGTTTGGTCTACGCCAGTGTGTTATATTGGCTTTGTCATGTATAATGCCTGTGGTTTCATCCAAGTAAAATCTTCCATCAGGATCTGTCCATTTATAGCCTTTTAACGTTAGTGGTTTATCCTGTCCCTCAATAACACTGCCTTCTGCTTTACTTGCATTGTACATCTGATATAAATCTGTTTCCGTTGTAATAGAATGAATATCCTTGTCTACATATAATTTATGAGAGGTATCATCACCCACTTTTTTTCGTATATCAATAAACCAACGGGTTACATTATTGCCAGTTAATTCAAATCTGAACTCCAACTCAACTTCAAATTGAGTAGCTACTGACAACACCCTTTCTAGTGTTGTTGCGTTACCATCCCAACTTAAAGCACGTTTATTATTAGGTATTTCATTTACACCAATTTCAAATCCACTATCGTAGATGAAGTAGTTTATATATTCAGCTATTGTTCTTTGAGTTTTTGGATCATATGGGCCAGTCGTTTCATTCAACAAGTCAAGTGATCCACTCTCTAGTTCCATACTACGGATACCAGTTACTGGGTTATGACTAGCTTTCATAATAACCATGACACTTGTTTTATTTTTAGAATCTTTATATAAAATATAGTTACCAACAGCACACTGTTTGCTTAATTCCAAAGAATCATTTTTTGAAAAACGCACATCTACTTGTAAGGTTTTTGAGCTTGTGCTTAGGGTTGTTGTTTCATGTGCTTTGCTAAGATGATAACGTGTATTTCCATTTGTTGATATGATAGTCTGTAGATTAAAATTACGGTCTGTTACATAAAAATCTGTCAATAATATACACCTCCTATTTACTATTATAACACAATATTAGAGGGTTGTACACCCCCTAATATTCTTTTAATTCCACGAGTCACGAACTACACAAACCACGTCAGGGTTATTAGCCCATGTTGATAGCACAGGTTGGATCACTGTTTTACCAACAGGCAAGATGAAACTTTCCCACTGATTACCTACCACATTCAATTCATTATTGATAACGCCATTTACAAATAAACTTCTACTTGCCACATCTATTTCTACAATATCTCCATCTTGAAAGTAGTTTCTGATGTCTTGATAATATGATGTATTCAACCATCTGACTTGTATGTGTCTGATTACTTGAATTGCTACAGGTTTATTTGAATATCGTTGCGCCCACACTCCTACACGCATCCACTTCGTTGAATCATTCTCTTCAAGTGTCCAATTAAATGACTCTACGGTGTCTGCAATAACTTGTGCATATGTTGTGCCTTCATATTTAGCACGCTTTGTAGTGTGTACTTTAATAAAATTCCATTGTAGTTTTTTACCTCTACGCAACATTACAATTTCATATTCTCTACCACTAAATCGTGATTTGTTAAGACTAACTTCTCCAAGTTTACTACCTTTATACCATAATTCAAATTGAATAGTATTGGAAACTGCATTTGCATCACTAAGAATTGTTGTCATGATTGGATTTCCATGTTCATCAAAAACACTAAACTCATAGCGCCCACGTCTATACTTAACATCATTATCAAACATAAACGCCATTCGTGCTTCTACTTGATTATTTCTATCGTTGTTATATGGAGGTTTGATATCCATCATCATAGTAGGCCCATGCCAAACGCCAATATCATCAACTCCTGCGTAGTGAGGGGTTACACTATTCACATTAGTTGTCATATCCCAAGAACCTCTCACCTCATTTGGTGGTGTTGGATTCCAAACTGATTTGAAGCCAGTGTTCACTGCTATTTCTGGGTTTAATGTGTTTCCCCAAAACGATTGGTTTACACCTAATTCAAGTGATTTAGTAGTATCTTTACCATCTACGTTTTCAGGATTTCCGAATTGTAGTATAGATCCATCTTCATGTAGTAACCCAACTAATCCATTTTCTCCATTCATTGTAAATGTGAATTGAGGATATGTTTCAGCAGTTCCATTGTTATATACTTCTATGATGTCAGAATATCCTGCATCACTTGGTATATATTCAACCGCGTTGATATATGAAGGACTATAACCCCAATGATAGTCCTTTGGATTATTTGATGGTGCTGGTGCAATTCCTTCATATTTGTAGTATGGAATATTAGGAGTTCGCGTGTCACCTTTTTCAATCTTGAGCCAGTCAATTTTAAATGCTCCAATTGTAGATTGTGGTAATTGATATAAATCTAAAAGATTAGTTACGCCACCATCTATGTGGGCTTGTGTTACTTTAAATGTTAATTTCCAAACATCAGTTAAGCCCTCTACAGGTTGCATATTACCAACACTCATAGCACCACCTAATAAATAAACACCAACTTGTTGCGTAACTGGTTTAGTTGCCTTCATAGTAATTGTGTAAGTTTGATTTACTTGATAGTTTTCAGTATTTCTACCCTGATATATATTATATAAACTAGTTTTAATAGGAAATACTTTTTTAGGGTCAGCAATGTTCTCTCCCAATGCCAACTTACTAAAATAATACGGTGCATCCAATAAGTTAGGTTGATATGGTGTAGCTGTTGAGCCTTCTTCGAGTTTAGCGTGTCTCAAACGTAGTTTGCCGGATAGGCTGTTATTAGCGTCTTTATTTTGTAGCATTATAAACCAGCTTTCAGCGTTATCAATCGCAGTAGTCATTTTAGCGGTAACAGTTAGTTTTTGCCATACACCCTTAGTATTAGTTAATGTATAAGGCGTATATAGTACTGTTAACCAGCTGGGCATTTTAATATATCTTAGAGATATATTACTAGGGTCTCCAGTGAAATCATCTTCTAACATAATTTCTACACTCATGGTATATGTTTTCCCCACTACCAGAGCTGGTTGACTTTTCGCTTTGAATATTTCTAATTTATGGTTTGGATCAAGCGTAATCACTACCTCGTCACCATCATCTACAACAGATAAGGCACCACTACCTTGCGAGAAGCTATCAGCGTTTATATTAGCCATCAAATTCGGATTTCCACTATAATCATAGTTCCCGAAATCGATGCTGTTACTGTATGCCGTTGCTCCCACGGTTGGAGCTGTTACTGTTTCACCAATTGGTGGTAGCAAACTAACCATTGGTTTACTCCATTTAATAAGGTTACTTCCTCTGAAACCATACTGCAAGTTAATGGCATTTGTTTTTTCGTTTTCAATTTTAACAACTGAACCATATTCAATGAACTCAGTAGTCACTTTTTTAGGGATATCAACAACGTGTCTTTTAAGTATTGCTCCCTTCACTGTATCCCACTCTTCTAGTATTACTTGTCCAGCGTAGTCTTTGTTATTCTCTTCATCAATTGATACTACTTGTGCATATACACTGAAATTGACTTCATCTCCAACTTTTAACTCATTACTATGAATGGTTGTGGCCTGACTCCAGTTTAGCCATCGTTCATCTGAATTTTTATCACTTTCAAAATTCAAAGGTACTCCATTTGTGAAGTCACCTTGAACCACGTTAGAGTTATTAAACTTCTCATCTAACTTCTGTACCCATGGCTTCAAGTATTTACCAATATGATTATACTCACTATCCAACACCAAGTTTTTATTTGTTGCATAAACGTTCGTATATGATGAAGGGTTTATATTATGTGCTAACCCATCAGGAACATCAAATGTTAAAGTTAACGGTGTATACTTAGAGTCAGTTGCATCATATTCTTGCGTACCGCTGTAAATTGCATTAAAATATCTGTTTGGGAACATATCAAAAATCAACTGCTTAGGCTCATTAGTGTTTATGATTCTGACTAGTTCATCTTTAGTGTCATAAATGTTCATACCTGAGTTATCTTTAATCATGAAACCATCAATTTGAATGGTGTTCGTTGTTCTACGTGTGTTTAAAAATGTTGAACCATTACTATTGCCTACTTGTAAGAGTTCATTTTGTTTTGATAGAAATGGTATTGTAACCTTAGCTATCTGAAATAAATGAGATGTTTCTTTACCATCAAAGCTAAAGTTTTTTAAAAATGCATACTCCATGTAATCACTCCTAATTATTTATATTTCTATTATAACATAAAAAAGGGGGTTTATCCCCCTTTTTTTTTCTTATATTAATCCCATTTGTCTATTTCGATTACGTGTTGCTGATTCTTGATACTTTGTAATTTCTTTACTTACCTTATTCCCATCAAGTTCAATCGTAGGTGACTTATCAAGCAACGCCATTAAGAGTTCATTTTGTTGTTGCATCAAATTAATCAAGATGGTCAAGTCTTGATTAGAATTACTACCACTTAATGATGTAGGTGTAGTCTTGTTTTTACCAAGTTTTTCATTAGCATATGCTAATAGTTGCATAGCTCTTGAACGTTTTAAGCCAGTGCCTGTTAATGGAATTATAACCTCTTCTTTGTTGCCTTCTCCAACTCTTGCAATGTGTTCTTTTGTGACCCTTCCACCGTATTCGTAACCAACTCCACGATAAGCGTTGGTTAGTGAGCCATATGTGGCTAGGGCATACTTTATAGATGCTAGAATATTACTTAGTGGGTCATAGATATTACTGTTGAATCCAGGCATTGCATACTGTCTGAAGGTTGGGTCAATCACTTGGAGCAACCCTTTAGAAGGTGTTCCATTTTTAGCGTTAATATCCCAGTTGTTAATTGCATTAGGATTACCATTTGACTCTGTACGCATTTGATTTAGTAATGCATTTAAGTTTGCAGTACTGTATTGACCAGTCATTTTCAATGCTCTGATTGCTACATTACGCCATCTTTCTACGCCACTGCCTCCCACGCTATCACCTGAAATTTGAGTGTTTTGTGGGTCTTTCACACCGTTTAAATGCACGTGATCATAATGGTCTCCATCTGGCCATGGTCTCCAATCGTTATGAATACCTGTACCTGATTGTCCTGAACGGTCACGAACTTTACCATTTGTGATAACGTAACCAATCTTGGAAGCGAATTTGTCAAAAGCATAGTTTGCGGCTTCTGTGTAGCGTGGTGAACCTCCTGTGACACCTGGTAATGCAATATCAATTGCGTTACGTTTACCATGTGAATATGGGTCGCCTGGTCTATACCCACTAGTTGCCACAAAGCCTGGGAATTTCTTCATTACAGATTTAGCTACATCTGCTAAATATTTATATACGCCGTTTGTTCCTATAGATGTATCTAAGTTACCAGATGAGAACAACCCAGTAATCTTTTCAGTCAGGGCGCTTGTTGCTTTAGATAGAATACCTTTACCTACTTCTAATGGATATTTTGTCAATCCACCTAATACATCTAAGCCACCAAGTACTTTTCTAGCTAATGCTCCAGGGTCTGAAATGAAGTCCCACACATCACCTACTACGTTTTTCAGTGTGTTTCCTACATTACCAGCAACATTTTTCACACTGTCCCACATGTTACCAAAGAAGTTAGTACCTTTTTTGTAACGATATTTTGGTGCTTTTGAACCTTGAAGCTGAGCTGTTTCTTCTGCTGTCAAGACATGTGTTCCTTTTGGTGCGTTTAATACAACGTTACGTCCTTTAGGTATGAATGCTCTACCATCTGGTGTAATGACTGTTTCTGCTCCACGTCCATCATTGACCATCATTGGGCCATTAATTGGGTGACCTCCTGCTGGTGTACCTGTGGCGTATTGTGGTACTTCCCATTCTTTTAGAGGTTCTGCACCCAATTTTTCAAGTACCCATGACGCCCCTTTAATAATACCATTTATTGGTTTTCCAATAGCTCTGAGTGCACCATTAAATACAGATTTAAAGGCATCCGCTACTTTACTTCCTCCTGATCTAAACTTATCAGCTAACTCACCTGGTAAGTTTTGAAACCAGTTCTTCATTTTAGTTAGCCATGTACTAAATTTGGTAGATATATCACTAATCCAACCAGTGAATGCCGCGGTCGTTTTGGTGTTCCACTGTTCAATACTTGTAATCATATCACCCAAGAAGGTGTTTTTAAAATTTTCTTTGATTGAATTAGATATACGGTCATACATGTTTTTGATTTCTTCCCAAGCACCACCCCAATCGCCTTTGAAAATCTTACTCCAAATTTTGATAGTACTGGAAATGATTATCATAGCAGTTTCAACGGTGGACATTATTAAAGCTAGTTTAAGCTTGATACCTTCCCACATCAAGCCAAATGCGTCAATAACTACATTAGAATTACTTTGAGATGATCCACCAAAGTTATCTAGTGCACCACTAATAACTGCTAAATCACCTGTGATACGACCGAGCCATCCACTGAACTGTTGAAATAGTGGTAATAAATCAGGTGCAATATCATCCTCCCAAATCTTAACTAAATCTTTCCATGCTTGAATCATTTTATCCAAGCCTTCTTCAAGAAGCTTCTTTATCACCTCTTTTACAGAATCAAAAGCAGTTTTAATATTTTCTTTAGCTGTTTCTAGTGCTTCTATATCTTCTTGACTCATTCCTAACGAACGTAGTAACGAGTACCCTTGCATTTGGGTGGCTTCATCACCAGTAAACAACTGCCAGAAACCTTGTACGTAAGCACCAAATGTTTCTGCTTTCTCTTTGAATTGGGTTACAAAGTCTTCCAACTTCCAAATAGTATCATAATCAAAACCTAGTTGCGCTAGTAGATAATCATCTCCGTTTGTTGCTTTACCACTCCAAACTTTGGTAATATAATCAACTAGACCGCTCAAGCCAGTTTCAATTCCGGTTACAAAGTCTCCAAATTTACCTAAGGCTGATGATGACCATTCACTAATTTGATCAAATATATCTCCAACCCATGCAAAGCTTTTTGCAATTTCAGGCATAACAGCAGCAACTTTTTTCATGAAGTTTTCCATGTTTGTTCCAGCATTTGTAATAAACTCACTGATTGTTGGTAGATTCATATTTTTAAGCATTTCATCTACACTTTTAATCAGTTCAGCAGTTCCACGTACCATCGCTGTTTTAGCATTTGCTAGTGATGTACTAATACCTTTTGTAGAGTCTTTGGCAATCTGTTCTAATGACTTAAGACCGCCTCCACCTTCTTTGTCAAGTTTAATTAATCCTTCTTGAAAGTCTTTAACTGAGATTTTACCTTCTGAAAGACCATTTTTTAACTCACCAGTGGTAATGCCCATTTGTTTAGCTAGGGCATTTAATGTTGGGCCAAGTCCTGAGTTTATCATAGAGTTCCATGTTTGCGCGTCTACTTTACCATTAGAGAAGGATTGGGATAACTGAACAATAGCATTATTTGCCATGTTTGCGTCTCCGCCAAAGCCTAGAATGGCGTCATTTAGTGCTTTATAGACATCCACAGACAAATCTAGATCACCAGTTGAAGCGGCTAATAATTGTACGTTGGATACAGAGTCATCTAAAGCTGTTGGTAATCCTTCAATTGCTTTAGAAATGTTTTCATTGCCTTAGCTGTCTTATTAGCGTCAAATCCCATATTCTGGAAGGCTCTTGAAGAGTTTGCCAGGGTATCAATACGTTTAATCGCTGAATCAACATTTGATGAAACGGCATTAAACGCTTTGTTACCAATAGTTAGTAACGCACCAAGTCCAACCTTACCTACAACTTTACCAATGCCTGAAACCATGCTCCCTAAACCAGATGTAACCTTACCTAGTGATTTAGTAGCTTTAGTACTAGCACCTTCAGATTTACTCATTTCATCATTTAAACCTTTGAATGAACTTGAACCTTCTTTGATACTCTTGTTTGTTCCCTCAATTTGTTTAGAAGTAATTGCTTGTTGACGCTTGTAACTATCTAGTTTTGATTGCGCCTCTTGAACTTGTCTGGAGTTATCACCATATTCTTTCGTTAATTCTTTAACTACATTTTCTTGTGCTGCAATAGCTTTAGTGGTTAGTTTCTCTTGTGTCTCCAAGCCTTTCTTTTGTGCTTTATATGCTCCAAGTTTATCACCAGAACTCTTTAATGCAGACACTTCTTGTTTCATCTGTTTCTCGTTTTCAGACAATGCCTTATTGTATTTATCTACACCACTTGATGCGATAATATGTGCCTGTTTGTTTTTATCAATCTCTTTGTTATACTGATTGTATTTTGCTGAGGCTTTGTTGATCTGATCAACTGTTCTAGCAACTGCTGCTGATTCAGCACCATGAGCTTTAATTTGTTCTTCTTTTCTTTTTTCTAGTAATGCAATTTTTTTAGCTTGTAATTCATATGCTCTCGTTAAATCTGCTTCTGCACGTGCGTAGTCAGAGGCTGTTTTATTACCTTTATCCATTGTAGAGATATTTGTTTTCATTGCTGATTCTGTCTGTTTAATTGCTCTATTTAACTTATCTAATGTATTTAAAGACTCATCTAAACCATCAAATCCAACCCCAAATTTCATATTTCCTATAGGTCTATCTTGTGCCATGCATTTCACTCCTTTTGCTTGCTTTCTTAATCTATTATAACATAAAATAGACACTCTAGCCGTGCGCTAAAGTGTCTCACCTTTTACTTTTGCTATATCTTGTGGACTCATAAATGTACCAAAGAAATCTACTGGGTCTTGCAGTTTTTCTTTTTTAGGTTTATTGTCTTTTGTAAATAGTTCCATTAGTAAATTATAATCTGCGTTGTTAATTTCTGATAGAGACCATGTTCCAGACTCACTGGATAGAAGGTCAGTGTACATCTTATCCATTGCTTCAAGATGTTCCTCCCAGCTTATTTCTGAGAGGTCTTTTTCTCCTTTTTGCTGGTGCTGCTTGTCCACCACCAATAGCATCAAATACGCCTCCAAGTACTTCTTCTAGTTTATCTGCTTCAACTCCACTAATAATGGTATCAAAGTTTACTTCTGGATTGTCAAATACATCCGCCACTAGCATAATCATTGTATCAATTTGTTCTAAGGCTGACATTTCTTCCTCACCAGATTCTACTTTTTCCATGCGGGCTTGGAATTTCATCATTTCACGCATAGCACGCACTTTGATTGATTTTTGTTTAAACTCTTTTGTTTTTCCATCAATTTCTAATTTTAATGTAAGCATTTTAGTTCCTCCAATGTTTTATTTATCTTTACTACTTCATTATATCATATAATCCCTCAAGTGTGTAAATAAAAACCTAGTCAACTAAGACTAGGTTTTAATGTTACTATGCTGCGACATTGTTAACTTTGTTAATGAATTTTTCTAGTGTTAACTTAGTACCATCTTCCACTCCGCTCATGTAAGCAATACCGCGTGAGTCCGTTACAAATGAACCTTCAATTGTTTCTGTATTTGGTTCTGTTCCACCAGATTCTGATGTGTTCAAGGCTAATTCTGGATGTGAGAATCGTCCTTTTGTCAAACCAAGTAACATCTTCTTACCATCTGCGGTGCTTGATACAAATACCACTGATACATAAGGTGCTTCCGTGTCTTGACCCACCATAGCTACACCATCTGCGTCACGTGTGATACCCATGATTTTTTCATATACACCGTTTTTGTAAAGGTCAAATACGTTTAATGAGGCAGTCAACTCACCAACCCCTTTAGCTGATACCCAAATAGGTACATTTGACGCATATACGGTTGTTTGGTCTGGTGAAATGCCTGAGATACTTGCTTCAATTGTACCTCCACCTGTCTTATCAATTACTAATTGGTCTACGCCTACTCCGCCTACTTTTGGTACTGAAATGATTGCTTTTTCAAAGCCTACTAATGCCATACTAAAAACTCCTTTTATTTTTATTTTCTTACTAGGTTAATTATAGCATATTATCAAGCCTTTGTGTTTGATTACAATACACGTTGTGACAGTACATACCGCTTAATAATCCTACGTCCTTCTTTCAAGTCCTGGTCTTGTGTTTCTTCCGTATATGCACATTGAATTCCTTGCTCTCGCATAACTTTATCAAGTAAAAAGTAGTACTTGTTTGATTCTTGTACATCACGCACCCAGACATCAACCTGAACGCTTGTTGTTAGATAATTGGGTTGTTCTGAGGCATAATCTACATAGTCACCAGATAGCTCTACAATACGTCCTAGAGGGTATGGTGGATTTACTTGTTTTTCTTCTTCAATCTGATTGACAAACCAGTTTATTTCTGGGATAGATTCTTCTAATACCTCCGCAATCATTAGAATTGGTAATTTCATTATTTTAACCTCCTCATCATTTCAGTTTGAATAATATTTGCTACTTTGTTTTCTATATCTTTCATGGTTGTTTCTATAAATGGTTGTGGGTCTTGTTTAATCGTACCAAATTCAACAAAATGTACTCTCCATGACACTTCCTTATCAAATCCAACCTCTGAGACTGGTTTTTTGCAGTAGGTTTACTGTACACCACGTGGTCTTTCATGTGTGTTTTCGTGTCATAATCAATTGGAGTCTTAGTCTTCAATTGTTTTGACGCATATTCTCCAGCTGCTTCTACAGACTTAATCATTGCTTTCTCAAGTTCTTTTTCCGTTTTCCCTATAGCTTTATAGGCTGAGCTAAAATCCACATAATTCTTTTTCATAGTTAATCCTCCACTTGTTTGCATACTAATGTAGTGAAGTCTCTATCAAATGAACCTTCCAGAATGTCCTCAATTCTATATTGTTTGCCTTTTAATTCAATACGATTAGACTTTGAAACCAGTTGTCCTGTGTCATATCTAATAATAAAGTTTGTTGTGTTAGCTAGCGTTGTCCCATACGTATCTTGATAGTCTTTAAAATACTGCTGTTTGACGGAACACCAGATTTTCCTATCTGGATTCCATGTTTCAATCCACTCAAAGAACTCATTTCGTGAACGCGTTTTCACTAGTAGTGTAATCCGCTGATTCAGTTTGGATGTCTTGATGTTTGCCATTATACAACACCCCTCAATTGATGAATCATAGCCGTAATAGTGAATGGTACTTGTTGTTGTATTGCATTTGTTGCTGGTACTCTATTTTCATACCACAAGGACACAAGCATGAATACTAGCGTGTTTGTTTTTGGGTCATCTGGTAGTACCGTCACCTCAATACTCCCTAAAATATAGAGTTGCGCTGCACCAAGTAACATTTCTAAGTAGGTATCATCCTCATCATAGTCAATACGTAAATTGTTTTTAATTTCTGCTACTGTAATCATTGACTTATTCACTTCCTTTTATTATAATAAAAGAGAGATGAGGCATGAGCCCCACCCCTCTTCGTGAATGTTTATATTATTCTCCTGCTACTACTGTAGTATCAAGAGTTAAGAATTTACCTGCTGCTGCGTCTACTTTTTTAACGTCAAAACGCATAGCTGCTGCTAGGATTTCTCCATAATGTTGATGTTCTTGCCAACGAACTGCCATTTCATTACGGTCAAAGAATGATGTAAATCCAGCTGGATCACCCAAGAAGGCTACTTTTTTATTAGGAGCTTCTGATCCAGCTAACAATTTATCAGAAAGTACAGTTACATTCAAACCAAGTAAAGATTTACCAGATTGAGCTGTAATTGAAGGTTGTAATAGGTAACGTCCTTCATTGTCTTTCATTAAGTCTACTTCATTATAGAATGATTGAGATACTACGAATTGTAAGTTATAAGCTGGGTCAAACTCAGTATTGATGATTGTTTTGATTTCATCCAAATTCTTAACTGTTTTAGCTGTTGCTGTTTTCAAGTTTGCAACAATTTTAGAATTTGCTGTGTTTAATGCAATACGTTGAATATGACGTGCAATTAAAGCGCCCAAATCTTCATCTGAATCATCTAAAGATTCACGAGAAACTGGAATTTGTCCACGATAAGTATCTACATCATACAATACATTCTCAAATTGTGGTTTGTCTAAGTCTGGATTTGCGTCAAGTTCTGCTACAGTGTGCATTACAGCCTCTGTTGATTTCAAAATAGGGTATTTACCAGTTGGAGTGCTTACTTTCACTGTTTGAACTAGATTTCGTAAATCCACAACTGTTTCAGGCAATGTTTTTGTTTTTGTAACAATATCTTGAGGAATAATAGCACCTACATCAGTTGATTTAACACCTTCTGGAAGCGCTCGCAAGTCCATTTTAGGGTTGTGAGAACGTACATAATTTAAAAATCCACGAACTTCTGTTTCTGGCTGAGAGATTTCTTTTCCATCTAACACTACTTTTTCCATATTTTCTTCTTCTCCTTCTTGCTCTAATGAGCGTTTTTCTTCATCTTTTGGTTGTTCTTCAGATTCTTTTTCTGGTTCTTGCTCTTTTGGTTCTTCTTTTTCTTCATCTTTTGTTTCTTCAATAATTTTATCTTCTTCAGGCTGTTCTTCAGAAGCTTTATTTTCTAACTCTTCTGCATCATGTTTCTTAATTGCTTCAACTAAACTACGTGCTTCTTCAAAGTTGCCTTCTGATAATAAATCATGTGCTTTTTTGATTTGCTCTTCACGATTCAATCAATCTCACTCCTTCACTAGCTTTCTGTTTTAATTATAGCATAGATATAAGAAGTTGTGGGCTTTAAATTACAAGCCCAACAGCTCCAATTCAACTTCTAAGCGTTGTTTCTCTAATTCATTAACAGCTTCCTCTAGTGAGCGCGTAGCAACTCGCACATCTGTGTCATCATAGGCTGGAATTGATACTAGTGAAATTTCTAATAATGAACCGATCTTGTTGATTGAACGTTTCATAATGTCTTTACCTTTTATCCATTTGTCTTTAGCCACTGTGAAACCAAACGAGCATTGATTCAAATCCCCTCGTTTTACAAGTTCCATTGCGTCACGACCATTACTTGTGTCAGGAAGCACACAACGAAAATGTAAGCCAATATCATCTACATTCAGTTGCAGTGTTCCGCTTGATGTACGTCCTAATAATTTACTAGAGTCGTGATCCATAAAACAACGTACATCTGTTAAGTCTACCCCTTCTAATGCTTCTGGTGAAATGGTCTCCACAAATCCACCTAAATTACGTGATTCTTTATTAAATTTTAGTGCATATCCTTCCACTACATTATCCTCTGTCTTCTCCAGTGTCTGTAGCGCTCTGATTTCCAAGTTCTTCTTCATTAACATTCACTTCCTGTTCTGTTTTATTTTCACTTGTTTCTGATTTTTGACCAAGTAAGGCTTCTCCTCCTTCAATCTCAGTAAAACCAAGATACTCACGTGCGTCATTTACCGTTAAGGCTTGCGCAAACTCAGACTTCACTCTTCCTTCTGCAATTCTACGCAGTCTATCTTCTTTTGTATCTTGACGTAGTTTAGATAAATCTAACTCTAACTCTACCCCTAATTTTAGATTCAACTCGTCACAGATAGATGATTCATACATTGCAATCGTGCTGGCAATATAAATATCATTTTGTCCAGTGTCAGATGAATTGACTAATTCTTGTCCAAATCTGTTAACTGGAATGCCTAAAACTTTGGCAATCTGTTGCGTGCTAAATTTATTGGCTTGAATCAATTTTAGTACTTCTGTGTTGATTTTGTTCTCATTGAATTCTTGAGTTTCATCAAGAACGATTGTTCCTCCAGCGCCATTAACTTTCTCAAAGTCGTCCCTAATTTTGGCTTTCGTTTGGTTGTTGACCGTACCATTTAATAATTTAAGAATACCTCCAGAGAAGACACCTTTTGAAAAGAAATTATTTAGTACTTTTAGTCCATTAGTTTGTAATGATATTTCGTCATTCAATGATAACAATGGTGAGCGTCCTAGCCAGCCATCTGTGGTACTTAATTTGAAATGTAAAATATCACGTGGGTCACACTTATACATAATATTGCCATATGGCATGTTAACTTCATATCTGTATAAGCCTGTAACAAGGTCTCTAATGACGTTAACCTGTTGTGTTTCTACAAATTCTAACTCTTTCACACTACCATCATTGTGTCTATGAAGGAGAACATATGCGTTTCCTGTTAAAATAAGGTTTGAAACCACTGCATACATCATTGTATAGTGTGATTGATTTTCCTTTGGCTCTTTATTTAACAAGTATAACAAACTGTCATCTACTGAGGTTGTAGCTGCTGGTTTAAATGGACTTTGAGCAATATCTCCAGCAATGATGTTAACTCCAGTATAAATATCTGAGTTTGTCAACGCTTTGAGGCCTGTGAAATTGGTAGTGTAAGCTGTTCCAGTATTGATTATATCAATAAATTGTTGCTCTGTCACTGGGTTTCCGTTGTTTATGAATAATCCCATGTATTATGACCTCCCTTCTCCTGAATTAGTGGCTTCATGATATAAAACAATGGTTGGTATCATGAATAATATACCACAGGTGAATAGTCCTATGATATTTGATACTAAAAACGCTGATAAAGCGATAAATACTGCGCTAATTATATACAAAACAGCTACAATAACCGCAACAAATTTCATGTTTTCACGCTCCTTTTGCGATATTTCTAACTCTATTTTAACACAAAATAGACGAAAAGGGTATGCTGTTTAAACATACCCTCAAGTGTTGTATTAGTATCCAAAACCAAATTCACCGCTATCTAGTAAATCTTGCAAGGTTGGTGCGTCATAATCGTGATATTGAGCGTCACTCATCGCATTTATTATGGCGTCAAGTGAGTCAATTTTATTCCTGTTTATTTGCTTATCAATCGCAACGCTGTCGTTGTACTCTTTAATCATAGCATTGTATGCCGCACGATTCAGTAACGGATTATTGGTGTGCATTACTTCACCTCTACGAATTAACTCACGCAAGGCTCTTGTTGGTGAAGATAAATAGTTTATTTTCTGTGGTACTTCAATTAGTTTTTTTGGATAGGTCTTACTTAGATTAATCAACGCTTTATCCATCATAAATGGATCATAATAAATACCTACCAGTTGTAAGTCAGTATAATCTATGAAGTCACGTATCCAATCACACATCTCTTCTGTGTCTATTAGGCCATCCTCACGTTGTGAGATATGAATGAGCTTCATTGACTCATATTGTCTGTAGGGTATTTTGTCAATTGACTGCTTATGGTCAATACCTCCCACTGATGATACAAAGCCATGTGTGTCTAGTAATAATTTGTGCTCCTCTTCTATTGGAATAATCCATGAAACCGCGGTCATGTCTGATGTTCTGGCTAAGTCAATACCAATGTATACTTTTCTACCTCTAATATTATAATTAGTAGGTGCTTTCACTGCGTCCCATTCCTCTTTGGTTACAAAACTATCTTTGGATGATTGAACCCAGAAATTCATTTCTTTAGTTAACCAGCCAGATAAATCCATTTTACCTTTGTACTCATCTAAAGAGTTGTTTTTGTGTTCCATCATTGAATCCCACGCTTCTGGAATTTCAAATAATGGATTGGATTTGATCCAGTTTGTAGGATCATCTACCTCAGCAAGTGAGTCCATTTCCCAACAAAGAGCCAAATAAGCGTCACCTTTTACTTCCTCATTTAACAACTTCTCTACAAATGGATATTCTTCTGTATGCATGGGTCCATTTAAATTTTTTGTAGTGGTTGAAATAATCATGATTAAGCCTTCAACCTGTTGTGCTTGTGAAGATTCTAATACTTGAATAATATCTGATGTTTTAGCTTCTCCATACTCATCCAGAATACCGCATAGCACATCTAATCCATCTAATGTTTCTGCGTCACTTGACAACTGTTTCATAGTTGAAAAGTCTGATAACTCTACCCCCTCACGTTTTGTAATTTTACTTCGTTTCTTAACCTCTGGTGATACATTACGCAGTGCATATAGATACTTTACTAGCATTCCATATACAATACCTGCTTGATCTTTTGTGTTTGCTGCTGCCACTACCTGTCTAGAAGCTTTTGGATTTTTACCAAATAGCAGCTCATATAGTGCAATCCCTGCTACGAGAATAGACTTACCATTCTTACGTGCTAATGAAATATATGCTTTTCTAAAACGTCTGGTATTGTCTTTCTTTTTTCTCCATCCATAAATCAAACCAACGATGAATTTCTGAAACGTTGCTAACTTCATTGGCTGACGTGATTTGGGGTCTGGTAACATTTCAATAAAGTTCACTACTGGCACAGCTTCTTCTGGTCTATAAATATATGGATACGATTTATCTTCAGATTTTTTCATATCCTTTTGATGTCTCTCGATTGCTTGTTTGATTTTTTTACCAACTCTGATTTCAACCTTGATAGGTTTATAATAATCTTCTTCTACTATATATTTACGTCCTTCAATCCATCCTGTTTCAATAAGATTAATATAGTCTTGTACATAGTCTACCATTTATGTATCCTCCTTTTATTCTAGTCACTTATATTATAGCATAAAAATACCCACTAGTTAGCTAGACTAGTGGGTTCATCTACACACCACTAAAGAGTGGGTGAAGCGAGTATCTGCAGGTTTCCACGCCCTCTGTTATGTGGCTAACTGCTTTGTCGTGCTTGTCGTCAAAGAGGGTCATACTATCACGCATTCGCTAGACACTATAGCGAGCAATTATTTTAAGTGGGTGTGTTCCACTATGTCCTCTTAGGAGCTAAGGTTTCCAACTCTCCTACTGGTTGTTACCTATAAGGTACTGACTTGAGATCACGCTCTAAGTGGCAGCCAACGTTTTGTGTATGTCATTCTTAGAGGAATAAGAAATATACACTACCTAATATGTATTTCCTACAACACGCATGCTGTAGGATGACGTACTCCGCAGAAATACGCCTCGATCACGTATATAGAAAAATGTTTGATTCTTTTTTGTAAAATCACGCCAATGATTTACTTAACATATTATATCACAAAATCCGACTTTTGTGATAATGGTGTATCTAATGTTTACCACTCATTTGCTGATATTATTATACCACAATATTTTAGTTTTGTGTAGGTTATCCCTCAAACATTTTCGCAAATGGGTCAAGTACTTCTTTCTCTTTCTCTGCTGGAAGAATAATCTTCATACGTGAGTTGATTGTTAATCCAAGGTCGTTGGTTGCCGTTTTAAGCTCTTTTGAATAGGAGTTCATTGCATTTACCCATGGGTTTGCTTTGCCTGTCTCAGGGTCAATAGCGCCTATCTGTGCGACCTTCTCTACTGCTTCTGCATATAGATAGTTGTAATTACAATATCTAATGACTGTATTCACATCTAATTCACTGATAGGTAAGTCTCCAACGTAGGCTCCAATGCGATCCCACTCGTTGAATGCTTGTGGTAATAAACCTGGTGGATAAAAACTAAAGTCTAACTTTTCGTAGTTGTAAAGTACTTCTTCCTCCTTCTCACGCTCTTCTCGTTGCTGAGTGGTCAAGTTACCACTCTGAGCGTTTAATAATTTTCGTGGTCTTGCCATTTGTTTACTCCTCCTTTGGGGCTTCTGTTATTTCAAAATGACGATTACGTCCACCTAATTTTGTTTTAACGTCCTTAAAATAGCCGCGATTCTTTCCATAAAATTCATCTGCTTGAAATTGTGATTTGAATTTGCGTGTCTGCCCAGTTGACAAATCTTTTACGTACACTGGTTTTGGTGCTGGCATTGTATAACCTCCCTTATTTTATTTTTGAGTTAACGGCTAACTCCCTTACATAGCTTTATTATATCATATAAAAAGAACCCTGTGTAAAGAAACCAGGGTTCAATCGTGTTTACTAAGGGAACAATCGTATAAGAGAAATAACATACTATATATAGTGTGATTCCTTTATTTTCAACACAAGAAACCAGGTTTTAATCACGTTTACGAGGGGAAAAGGGCATTTTTCAAAGTTCATTTTTAGAATTTCGTGCGAAGAAGAG